GTAGTTTACGCTATACCAGGAATAGGAAGTTGACAATAAATTTGTTAAATAAATATTAATGCAGTATTTTTGAAAAATAATTACAGTTATGGCAAAAGGAGTATTTGATCAGAGTATTGAAGACATGTTGGAATTAGATAGAAGTTTAGACATAAATGCTATGTTAGATTCTATTCCGGCAATAGACACAACAAAGGATAAGGATGAAGATCCTAAACCTGAAGATGAACCAAAACCAGAGGATAAAACTCCTCAGTTAGATATTAATAAAGTTCTTGACAAAACAATAAAAGAACCTGAGAAGCAAGTAGATAAAGACGTTGATGAACAAGATGAGGTAGCCCCTGCCACCAACGAACAAACTACTGAAGACACTTCTGATGCTCCTTTTACTGTAATCTTTGCTAAGGACTTGGTGCAGCAGGGGCTTATCTCTTCTTTTGATGAGACAGAGTTTGCCAAACAAACCAAAGAACTTGGTGAGGCAACAGCTTTGAGAAATCTTATTAAAGATGAGATTGAGCATAATATAGAAGCAGCTAAAGAAGACCTTGAGGCTGGCTATAAGGAATATTTAAATCTTATAGGTAAAGGTGTTCCAGTTGAAACTGCAAGTAATCTAGTTGATTTAAAAAATCAATTTGAAGCTATTAAAGCTGATGATTTAGCTAAAGAAGAAAATGTAGAGTTGAGAAAGAAAGTAATGACTGATTACTTTAAGCTTACAACTTCTATGTCTGATGCTAAAATTGATCGTTTAGTACAAAGTAGTATTGATTTAGGTGACGACATAGAAGATTCAAAAGAATATTTAGATACTCTTAAATCAGCTGTAAAAGAACAACTTAAATCAGAAGAAGCTGAAGCTGCAAGAGTTTCTGCTTTAAGAGCAGATGAAAACAAACGTATCATGGATAATTTGAAAGATACTATCAATACTTTAGATGATGTTATTCCTGGAGTTGGCATTAATAAGCAAACTCGTGTTAAAATGTATGAAGCTCTTACTAAAGAAGTACAAGATAATAAAGGACGAATAACTAATTCTCTTTGGGCTAAAAGAGCTGAAGATCCAATCTTTTTTGATTCAAAATTAGCCTACTTACTTGAAACTGGGTTCTTTGAGAAAGGAAAGCCCTGGACAAAAGCCTCTATGTCAAAAACTACAAAAGAAGTCTCTGAACTAGAGAAAGTTTTAAGCTCCAAAAAGAATACTGTATCTTCTATGGGAAGTCCGGTTATTCTTAATATAGAGCAAGAAAAGACTACCAGAGATAATATAGAATCCATGAGAGGAATCTTTGGAAAATAAAATCGCTTTAAATTTAATTATATATGAATAAAATTTCACCTTTACAAATTGTTGATCCCAAATTTTGGAGTGGGTTGACGAGAGAATCACATCTTGGTTGGTTAGGTATGCAGGAACCAGAAATTATAAGTAAGACCATGAATCGTCTGTATGAACTTAATGTTGGTACAGATAACCTTGTGTCTTTTATAAATGGTCTTCCTACTGAATATATCAATGATGATGTAGTTTATCGTTGGTTTCTTCAGGGATCAGATGAACGTAGTATCCCTCTAGTGAAGGCTACTACTGATGCTCTAGGAGCCACTCTCGTTACAGATGCAGCTCAGGCTGGTCTTGCTAGGGGCTTCTTCTACATGTGGTTTGCTGAAAGATATTTTGAAGCTACATCACATATCGTTGGCGAAAAGCCAGAAGTTTATCAACTAAGAGTTGTTGAAGATCCCGTACAATTTGGTAATACCTGGAGGTACAAGGTTCAACTTTTCACTGGTGATGATACGCTTTGGGTACTTGCTGATGATCTGGCTGCCAATACAATGTGGTCTGAACTGTTCGGTATGGTTGAACAAGAATTATCTAAAAGAGGTAATGGTGTTCATCATTCTGCTCCTTACCAGATGGAAAACGTACTTTCTATGATTCGTAAGAATTATGAAGTTCCTGGTAATATGATCTCAAAAGGTAAGAACAAGCCTCTTGCATTTGCTTTTATTGATCAAGATGGTAAGACACAGACTCGTTGGATTGATAAACTTGGTTGGGATTTTTATGTACAATTTGAAAGGGATAAGGCCCGTCTGATTAGTCATGGAAAATCTAATAAGCTTACTGATGGTACTTTCGGTCATGCAGGAGAATCTGGTAATGTAATTCGTTCCGGCTTCGGTCTTTACGAACAAATGGAGTATGGTAACTTCATGACTTACAATACGTTCAGTCTTGATATGCTTACCGATTTCGCCATGGATATGTCATATGGTAAAATCCCCGAAGATAAGAGGGAATTTGTTATATCTACCGGAGAATATGGTGCTTATCAGTTCCATAAAGACGCAGTAAATAAAGCCAATTCAATTACTTATCTTGATGCTAATTTTAATATTAGGTCTGAAGGTGGTAAACTTACTCTTGATGAGGGACAGTTCCTTAACTATGTAGGAGTTAATGGTATTAAGTTTAAACTTACTATTGATCCTATGAAAGATGGTTATCCGAATACTCTCTTACATCCTGATGGTGGTTTGGCTAGTTCAAGGATTTATGAAATATTTGATGTTGGTACAACTAATGGGGAGGCAAACATTTCAAAGGTTAGTGTAAAAGATGAAGAAGAATTCTTCGGATATATTCCTGGCCTGAGAGATCCGTTCTCACCATATAATAAGCGTACTGATCCTAGGATGATGGCTACTTCTGTTGATGGTTACTCTGTATTTAAGGGTTTCATTGGTGGAGTAAAAATTACTAATCCTAAGAAAACAGCACGTATCCTTCCTTCCATTCTTCGTTAAGAATCCTGATAGTTAGGGGGGTTGTATTCTTCAATCCCCTAAAACTATCTAATTAAGCAAAAGAAGCAAAGATTATTAGTATTAATTTAAAGATTATAAAGATGAGCACAATTAGCAAAGAAGAAGCATTTAAAAGGGGTTATTTACAGAATAAAAAAGTTTTTTTGAAGCCAGTGGTTAGAGGTGGTAAAATGATTACATCTCCAGAACATGTGGCATATTTTCAATATGAAGGTGCTGGTAACTGGTTTCAGTTGCCTAAAAATAAATTAGGGGCTTTAATTAATCCCTTTAACAGCGATGAAGAAAAACAGTTCTTTGAAGGAGAACTTGATACAGATCTTAATGTTAACAAGAAGAAAGACAATTTTTGGCATACTTTCTTTGTAAAGGTTATTAAGGACTATAACCTCATGCATGAGGGATATATTTTTAATTTGGCGGATCCACTTGATAATATAAGATATCGGGTAACTAAACTTCAACCACACGTTGCTCCCAATTGGGATTCAAGAACATCAAGACCTGAATATAGGTTTGCGTTAGTTGAAGAAGGATATGCTGAAGAAAGAGAACAGACTGATACAAATAAAACTATAGAAGCTTTTACATATTTAGGTAGCATCCAAAACTCCAATAAAGCCATGAAAGATTTTCTTGGTGTATATTACATGGAGAAGAATAAAATGGAGCATGTACCTGAAGATGCTGAAAAAGACTGGCTTAGGAAAGAGATTAGAAAGGTAATTGATGAAGAAATTGATTTGGCTCTTAAGATTATTAAAGATCCGTCAGCTAAAATTAAATCCTTCATTTTACAAGGAATACGAGCCGGAGCTATTATAAAATCTGCTAGAAACAAATACGACATACCCGGTGAGGGGGTATCCTATACGTATGACGAATTGGTGTCATATCTAACGAATGCCGAAGAAGTTAAAGCAGACATATATTTAAAAATTTCTGCACAAATAAAAGTTAGTAAATAATGACTTTTGTTGAAATGAGAAGGGAAGCGGAGCTACTGTATGAGTCAATCAACAGTAGCGATGCTCCTGGTTTTACAAATACTGAATGGGGATATATCCTTACTGTAGCTCAAAGAAAAGTAGTAAGACGTATTCTTGAAGACGGGATTAATAAAAATGCTTTTAATCAACTTGCTGTTGAATTTTTAGTTAAAGATGATAGTTATTTGGCTTTTACATTAGATTCTCATTTTAAGAATACTGATGGTACTGCAGCAAGAAAATTAAATATTACCCCCCCAGTTGGAAAAGAATTTGATCCTACATATTTTTGGATTTTAGATGAATATGCTACGACAAGTACTACGAGTAACATTCCCTTGATAAAAATAAATTATGATTTCTATAGGAAAAATATTGAAAATCCCTTTAGAACTCCTAATGCAATAGATGGTTTCTGGATGTTACAATATGATAATGCTCCAGTTTTTATAACAGACGGATCTCTAGTGTCGGGATATTACGTAGTAGGAGTTT